ACGCCCCGGCACTGCAAACGGTCCTCTCCGATCTCCACGGGTGGACTGTGCCAAAGCTTCTGGGTCTTGATAAGTTTGAGGTCCGGTATGTGGCCCGGGCTGATCTAAAAACCATGACAAAGACTAACGTGGTCCGTGAAGTCTCGAAGAACTATGAAGTGTTTCACAACTGCTTCCTCGTAGACCACTTCCCGAGTGGTAAGAATAAAGGCCTCCCCGGCGTTAACGGCCATCACCACAAGCACTTGGTGACTTCGCTGTATAGCCACAATTATGGCTCATATGAGTGGCACCAGCTAGGCTCTGGACACCGCCGCCAAGCTGAATATTGTGCAGGTGAGCAGTGGAACATGGGCTTCATGACAGTCCACGTGGATACGAAAGAGGAACTTCCTCAAATGGAATACCACTTTGTTGGTGATTTTGCAGTGGTCCATGGTAAACATTACTTACGTGGTGAGGGTGAGTAACGGTTTACAAGTCCATGATAAGGCGCTATGACCCCTAAATGGCAAGACAAATTATAGGCTCGAAGGGTGGAGGCGGTGGTAGCTCGTTCGTTACCAAGCCAGACACCCTTCGGTCAGACGACAGCTTTGAAATTCTCTTAGGTCTCGGTTCGGGACGCTGGAAAATAGCGACGGAACCTCAAACTTTGAAGATGTTATCGTAGTATTCGCTGATGGAAATCCTCTGGAAGATCAGACAGTTAACTTCCAGTTGGGTGGAGGCGGAAACACCCAGACAGTCAACACTCAACTTACCAACACTTCAAACTCTGTAGGACCGTGGGTGAGTGGCTCGGTCAGCACTCCGAACGCTGATCACATTGACCTACGCTTCGTGGTCAACCAGCTTTTCTACCAAGATGAGAAGAGCGTTCGAGAAAATACTGCCAACATCGAAATTGAAATGCGTCCTTCTGGAACTTCGGAATGGATTAATATTTTCACCGCTCCAAATTCATCAGCCGTCAATTATGACGCCAACGGCTACAGTTATGCCCAGAATAAGGGTGGCACGTCAGTCATAGCTTACCCTGCGAGGCAGCTCTTCAACCCAAACGGCACTGGCTTTGTGGCCTCTGGTTCTCCGTATTTAACCATTACAGGTAAAACCACGTCTGCTTACGTTAAGGAGTACCGCATTGGAGTTCCTAACCAAGGGAATTATGCAAACAAGACATGGGAAGTGCGCGCTCGGTTAATCGAGAAGGACACCATCGATAATGATGATATTCAAGAGCGCCGTAACATTATCTTTGAGACCCTCGCTGCGGTTATCACTGAGCCTCTAGGCGACGACGCTGAATGGGATGGACTCGTATGGGCGCAGGTAAACGGTAAAGCCTCAGACCAGTTCAGTGGTTTCCCTCAGATCGATATGATCTGCGATACGAAGATTTGTCAGGTTCCTACCGCAGGAGTTTTTGACCCAGAGACTCGCGTATACACTGCGGCCACATGGGACGGAACCACTACGGAAGCATTCACCACTGACCCTGCTTGGCAGATCAAAGAGTTCGTCGAGGACCCTCTACACGGACTTGCTGGATTACAACCGGGGGCCACTTTAGATAAGTGGGATGCCTTGGAGGCCTCAAAGTATTTCTCTGAGCATGTCAGCGACGGTAATGGAGGAACCCACCCCCGTTTTAGTATGAACCTGACCATCAACGAGGCGAAAGAAGTTGATGAAATGATGCAGTACCTCGCTGGTGCTGTTAACTCTTATACAGAGGATATCGGTGGAGGCGTGTGGCGCTTCAAGGTTGATAAGCCTGAGAACCCGGTGATGTTGTTCACTGAGGATAATATTTTCATCGAGTTCCAATATAGCCACTCAGATATTGATACCCGCTTCAACGATTGGAGAGGGACATTCCTAGATGAGAGCCTCGACTATGAGACCAACACGGTTCGAGTTTTTGATCAGCCTGATATCGATCAACACGGGACCAAATTCACTGAGGTAGCTTTAATCGGCTGTACCCACCCCCAAGAGGCCTTGCGCCGCCTGATGTTCCGCCTGCGAGTATCACTTAACGAGTTTCGTACAGTGACGTTCGAGACCAACCGCCTTGGTCGCTTAATAAACCCTCTAGATACTATCCTTGTTGCCGACGGGGCGTTGAACCCAGAGCATCTGGTGAAGTCTACAAGTCGGATAGCATCTCATGCGGGGACTACGGTCACCCTGCTGAGACCACTACGGCTGGAGACCGGGGTGAATTATACCCTTAAACTTTCTACTACCAGTGGTGAAGTAGTTGAGAGAGCCGTCGTGAACGATTCCTCCAGCCGAGGGGACGTCATCACTATAGAAATAGATTCCGCCCTCCCCGCCAACATTATGGAGGAAAGCGCTGTTGCCCTAGAGGCTCAAGGTCTGGCAGCACTGCCGGTGGCTTATAGGGTCCTCAGTGTTGACCGTTCGGATGATGAGGAAGATCATTATACTATCTCCGCTACCCA